GCGTAATCCCAACAAAAAAGTAATGATGGTGTCCCACACCACGGATCTTGCAGTAGATTTTGGCCGTAAAGTGCGTAATTTGATCGCCACCCCCGAATATCAGTCTATATTTCCCACTGTAAAGCTAGCGGTTGACTCTAAATCAGCAGGCCGATGGAATACTAACGTGGGTGGGGAGTATTACGCCTGTGGTGTAGGTTCAGCACTAGCAGGACGTGGTGCAGACTTACTACTTATTGATGATCCTCACTCTGAGCAAGACGTTATTAGCGGTAACTTCTCAGTATTTGAGAAAGCCTACGAATGGTACACGTTTGGTGCTCGTACACGCCTAATGCCGGGGGGAAGGGTAGCAATTATCCAGACTAGATGGCATATGGACGACCTGACAGGCCGCGCAGTAAAGGATATGGCTAATAACGAGAGAGCCGATCAGTTTGAGGTTATAGAATTTCCAGCTATACTAGAATTTCAAGATGAGGACACAGGTGAGATAGTAGAAAAGCCTCTGTGGCCTGAGTTTTTTGATTTAGAGGCACTATTACGTACTAAAGCGTCAATGCCTACGTTCCAATGGAATGCCCAGTACCAGCAACAACCCACCGCCGAAGAAGCTTCCATAGTAAAAAGAGAGTGGTGGAATGAGTGGGAGAAGGAAGTTCCGCCAGCGTGTGAGTACATAATCATGTCACTGGATGCTGCGGCAGAGAAACACAACCGCGCTGACTACACAGCACTGACCACATGGGGGGTGTTTTATAATGAGGAAGAAAGTGCGTATAATATTATCTTGCTTAATAGTATTAAGCAGCGTATAGAGTTCCATGAACTGAAAGAGTTAGCGATGCAAGAGTACGCTGATTGGGAACCAGACTCGTTTATAGTAGAGAAAAAGAGTTCAGGTGTGGCGTTATACCAAGAAATGCGACGGATGGGTCTACCTGTGTCCGAATATACACCTCATAGAGGGTCAGGAGATAAACTTGCACGTTTAAACGCAGTATCTGATATTGTAGCGTCTGGATTGTGTTGGGTTCCACAAACTCGATGGGCTGAAGAAGTTGTAGAAGAGATCGCTGGATTCCCATTTATGAGTAACGATGACTTGGTGGATTCAACTGTAATGGCATTAATGCGGTTCCGGCAAGGTGGCTTTATACGCCTACCTACCGATGAAGCGGAAGAACAACAATATTTTAAGCGGCGTGGAAACGGCTACTACTAAGAGGCTAAATTATGGCAATTGAGAAAGGTATATACGCTGCTCCCAAGGGCATAGAAGAAGAGGCAGTGGAAGGGGAACTAGTCGAGCAGGCACTAGAGATTGAGATAGTTGACCCTGAAATGGTAACTATGTCCGATGGTAGCGTAGAAATTACCTTAATTCCCGGAAATGACATGGTAGGCGGTGATTTTGATAGTAACCTAGCAGAAGAATTAGATGAAGACTATCTAGCTATGTTAGCAAGTGATTTGATAGAAATGGTAGATTCTGACGTAGATAGCCGAAAAGAGTGGGCTGACACGTATGTTAAGGGTCTAGATATTCTAGGATTCAAGTATGAAGAACGTACTACTCCTTGGGAAGGCGCATGTGGTGTTAACTCCACAGTTTTAGCTGAAGCAGCTATTCGTTTCCAAGCGGAGACAATGAGTGAGACATTCCCCGCAGCAGGGCCAGTTAAAGTAAAAATACTGGGTGAGGAGACTAAAGAGAAAGAAGAAGCTGCTGAACGTGTAAAAGCTGACATGAACTACGAGTTGACCGAGAATATGGTCGAGTATCGTCCTGAGCACGAGCGTATGCTATATAGCCTAGGACTAGCAGGATCAGCGTTTAAGAAGGTCTATTTCGACGCTAACATAGGTAGGCAAACAGCTATCTATATCCCCGCAGAAGACGTTATCGTGCCTTACGGAGCGTCTAACATTGAGTCCGCAGAGCGTGTTACTCACGTCATGCGTAAGACTAAGAATGACATTATAAAACTACAAGTAAGTGGTTTTTATTCCGGTGTTGAGATAGGCGATCCAGTAGCGTTTCACACTGATATTGAGAAGCGTAAAGCCGAAGAAGGTGGTTATTCAATCACTGATGACGAGCGGTACACTATATATGAGATCCATGCTGATCTTATAATAGAAGGTGTTGATGATGAAGACGGTATTGCCAGACCTTATATTGTAACTATTGAGCGTGGTACTGAAGAAGTACTATCTATACGCCGTAACTGGAACGAAGACGACGACCTAACATTGAAGCGTCAACACTTCGTACATTACGTATATGTCCCCGGATTTGGCTTCTACGGCCTTGGACTTATCCACATCATTGGTGGTTACGCTAGAGCGGGAACATCCATCATACGGCAGCTTGTGGACGCTGGTACCCTATCTAATCTTCCGGGGGGTCTAAAGGCTCGCGGGCTACGGATTAAAGGGGATGACACCCCCATAGAACCGGGCGAATGGAAGGATGTAGACGTACCATCAGGTAGCATTAGAGAGAACATAATGCCCCTTCCTTATAAGGAGCCTAGCCAAACACTGCTAGCGTTACTTAACCAAATTACTACTGAGGGCCGTCGTTTAGGTGCTATTGCAGATATGGATGTATCTGACATGTCAGCTAACGCTCCTGTAGGAACTACCCTAGCATTGCTAGAGCGTACGTTAAAACCAATGGCCGCAGTAATGGCCCGTGTACACTACGCTATGAAGTTAGAGTTTAAGATGCTCAAAGCTATCATAGCCGAGGAAGCCCCTGAAGAATACGCCTATCAGCCTAACAGAGGCGAAGTATCAGCACGGCAGTCAGACTACGCTATGGTTGATGTAGTCCCTGTAAGCGATCCTAATAGCTCCACAATGGCACAACGAGTAGTACAGTATCAAGCAGTACTACAGATGTCACAACAGGCACCACAGATATACAACCTACCTCAATTACATCGACAAATGATTGAAGTGCTCGGCGTTAAGAACGCTGACAAACTAGTACCTACGGAAGATGATGTGAAACCTTCTGATCCCGTAAGCGAAAACATGAATGCACTAACTGGCACTCCCATAAAAGCGTTTATCTATCAAGACCACGAGGCACACATAGGAGCGCACACAGCGTTTATGAAAGATCCTATGATTGCCCAGACTATCGGGCAGAACCCCAAAGCACAACAGATCATGGTAGCACTTAATGCCCATATCGCAGAACACTTAGGGTTCAACTACCGTTCTCAGATGGAAGAGAAACTTGGTGTTACCCTACCACCACCTAATCACGAGATGACAGAAGAAACTGAAATTCAGTTAGCAAGACTCGTAGCGGAAGGGGGCAAGCAGCTTACTCAGCAGCACCAACAAGAGAACGCACAGAAAGAAGCTCAGAAAAAGGCAAAAGATCCTATAGTTCAAATGCAACAAGCGGAACTACAAGTTAAACAACAAGAAGTACAACGTAAGGCTCAGAAAGACCAAGCCGATATGCAAATTAAACAAGCAGAGCTACAACTTAAAGCCCAGAAAAACCAAGCTGATGTGCAAATGGATGCAGCGCAATTAGAGTTAGATAAGCAAGAACTACAGCTAGACGCTCAAAAAATGGGGGCTAAGTTAGCCGCTGATAGGAGAAAAGATTCTTCTCGCTTAGAGTTAGATAATATGAAAACAACTGTTGATACAGCAAATAAACGTAAAAAGGAATAGTTATGGCTAATACCGTCTTTGACGTGCTAACAAAACAAATCGAGGATGCTACATCCTCCGCACAAGAGTTTCTTGAGAATGGTTCCGCAACAGATTACGCGAACTACCGAGAAGTAGTTGGTTTGATACGAGGTCTTCAAACTAGCTTATCTTACGTAAAAGACCTTTCGCGCAATTATATGGATGATGACAATGACTGATTTAACACCAACCCCCGAAGTAACCGAAGAAGAACTAGAGCACCAAATTCCTACTCCTGTAGGGTATCGAGTCCTAGTAGCTATGCCAGAAGTAGAAGATACCTATGGTGATAGTGGCATTATTAAATCTAGTAAAGAAATACACCATGACTACATCATGTCAACTATTGGTGTGGTATTAGATATGGGTGAACAGGCGTATTCTGACAAAGAACGATTTACGACTGGCCCTTGGTGTAAAGTAGGAGATTACGTAATGTTCCGTGCCAACACAGGCACGCGCTTTAAAGTAGGTGGTGTTGAGTATCGTTTAATGAACGATGATTCGATTGAAGCAGTAGTTAACGATCCTCGTGGCGTTACACGAGTGTAAAGGAGTTAGTGATGGGATTTCAAAAAGTAGAGTACTCATTTCCTGATGAAGAGAAAGATAGTAAGCAAGAAGATATAGAAATAGAATCTTCTGGTGCTATTGAGATCGACTTATCTGGAGAAGAGCCAGCAAAAGAAGTTATCCAAGAGAAAGACGACGAAGTTGATATTGAAGTCGTAGATGATACGCCGAAAGCAGATAGGAACCGCAAGGCTTCTAAACCGCCAGAGGACATTACGGACGAGGAGTTAGAAGATTACTCCGACAAAGTACGTAAGCGTATTCAACACTTTAGTAAAGGTTACCATGACGAGCGACGGGCTAAAGAAGCCTCTCAACGCGAACGTCAGGAAATGGAAGCCTACGCTAAATCTCTTGTTGATGAAAATACCAAATTAAAGGGCAGTGTAGAGAAGAACCAAACAGCCCTACTAGAGCAAGCTAAGAAAAACTCAGCTATTGAGATACTTTCTGCTAAACGCTCATATAAACGAGCGTATGAAGCTGGTGACGCAGACAAACTTCTAGATGCTCAAGAAAAACTAACCAACGCTAAGATAAAGGCGGATAAATTAGCCGATTTCAAAGCAGAGCCTTTACAAGAAGCAGAAGTTCCTGTACAAATACCTCAACAACAGTCTCAAACTGTAGTCGATACCAAGGCGTCCGACTGGGCAGCAGAAAATTCTTGGTTCGGTGATGATGACGAGATGACAGCTTATGCTATGGGTGTACACAGTAAACTTGTTAAGCAAGGTGTGGATACCGAAAGCGATGAATACTACGAGAGTATTAATGCTCGTATGCGAAATACCTTCCCCGAAGAATTTGGGGAAATTGAAGAAGAGCCAGAGGATAAGCCAAGTAAACGGAAGTCAAATGTGGTTGCCCCCGCTACGCGGAGCACAGCACCCAAAAAGGTGCGATTAACGCAAACACAGGTAGCTATCGCTAAAAAACTTGGAGTACCACTGGAACTATACGCCAAAAAGGTTGCTGAAGAGATGAGGAAAATATAATGGCCGAGAACAGACTAAACCGTGAACTTGAAACTCGTGAAAAAACAACTCGTAAAAAATCTTGGAATAGGCCAGAAGTACTACCTTCTCCTACTCCAGAAGAAGGATACGCGTTCCGTTGGATACGAGTAGCTATGCAGGGGACTGTTGATGCTACGAATGTTTCTTCTAAACTTCGTGAAGGATGGGAGCCAGTAAAGGCTACAGATCATCCAGAAATTACACTAGTCACAATCGAGAACGAACGATTTAAGGACAATGTAATTATTGGTGGACTGATGCTTTGTAAAGCCCCCGTCGAACTAGTTGCAGAACGTACTGAGCACTTTGAGGGACAAACTAGAACTCAAATGGATTCAGTCGATAACAACTTGATGCGGGAGAATGATGCCCGTATGCCGCTATTTAATGAGCGGAAAACGAAAGTTACCTTTGGTAAGGGAACTTAACTTAATTTTTATAGGATAGATATTATGTCTTCTACAAGTGCAGGATACGGGCTAGTTCCCGTAAGACGGCAGGACGGCACCCCTTATACGGGCGCTCAAGAGTCGTACTTGTTCGATCCCGCTGGGGTCGCACAGAATGTCGGGTATGGTTCTGTTGTTGAACTACACACTGACGGTTTTGTTAACATTGCTGCTGGTACAGGTGCAGACGCAGGTGCTAACAATCTAGGTGGAAACACTATTGGCGCTATCGGCGTATTTGTTGGGTGCGAGTATATTAATGCTCAAGGGCAGTTGATCTTTGGTCAGTACTACCCCTCTGGTACATTAAATGCTACTGCTTTTGTTGTAACTGATCCAAATGTATTGTTTCAAGCACAAGCAAACGGCGCGGTAACCCAAACGGATCTAGGTCACAACTGTGATTTTCCAGCCGCACAAAACGCTACAACTTCTGTAAACACTGTCACTGGCAAGTCTAAAATGCAGGTTAACGCTACTACTGCTACTGCCACCAAGTCGTTTAAGATTGTTGGATTCGTAACTAAAACTGGGTCAGAAATCGGCGATGCTTATACCGACGTTCTGGTTAAAATTAACCTTCCGTACCATCAGTATGGTACTGGCATTGTGTCTAACTAAGGAGCTGACTAATGGCTATTTCAAGAGCGCAACTATTAAAAGAGTTACTCCCCGGATTAAACGCATTGTTCGGTTTAGAGTACGCAAAGTATGGCGAAGAGCATAAAGAGATTTTTGAAAACGAAACCTCTGATCGTTCTTTTGAAGAAGAAACTAAGTTGTCCGGCTTCGGTTCGGCTCCAACTAAGTCAGAAGGCTCCGCTATTGAGTATGATAATGCTCAAGAAGCCTTCACCGCACGCTACACGCACGAAACTGTTGCTATGGGTTTTGCAATCACTGAAGAAGCGATTGAAGACAACTTGTATGACTCTCTGTCATCTCGTTACACCAAAGCACTAGCTCGCGCTATGGCATACACCAAGCAAGTAAAAGCTGCTACCATCTTGAACAACGCGTTCGCTGCTGGTACTACTTACGGTGATGGAGTTTCTCTATGTAACACTTCTCACCCACTTGTTTCTGGTGGTGTTAACTCTAATACTCCAGCAGTTGCTTCGGATCTTAACGAGACTTCTTTAGAAGCCGCTATTATCCAGATCGGCGGATGGACTGACGAGCGTGGCCTAAAGATTGCAGCACAGCCTAAGAAACTCATCATCCCAACAAACTTGCAATTCGTTGCAACTCGTTTGCTTGAGACTGAGGGACGTGTGTCTACTGCTGATAACGATCTAAACGCCATTCGTAGCAATGGTTCAATTCCCGGCGGATATGCAGTCAATCATTACCTGACTGACACTGATGCTTGGTTCCTTATGACTGACGTTCCTAACGGTCTAAAGCACTTTACCCGTTCAGCAATGGCTACATCTATGGATGCAGACTTTGACACTGGTAACAGCCGCTATAAAGCCCGTGAGCGTTATTCGTTCGGTGTTTCTGATCCATTGGGTATCTTTGGTTCAGCAGGCGCGTAACAAGTAATAACGTGTTTGACTAAGGGGGCTTCGGCCCCCTTTTTTATGTTTGACATAAAGTACTGTATAGTGATAGATTACTGTATATCGGGAAACAATCCGGTGAATCTGACAGACCCGACTGACGACATGTAGACAGATTTGCCTTAACTCACATGTGAGAACTCTATAATGGCTAATACAACTTTTAACGGCCCAGTCCGTTCACAAAATGGTTTTGAAGATATTTCAGTAGCTTCAGGCACTGGAATACAAACTACTAACTCTACTTATGGCAACAACGCTTCTATTGGCGGAACCCTTAAAGCTAAACGCTCTGTAGTAAAGACTTGGGAAGCCACAGCAGCAGTCTCAGATACTTTATCTATCGCTGATTCCGGTGCTATTGTTCTGATCCACG